AAGATTATTAAAGTCGTATACAAATACACGACCTTCTAAATTACTGTGGCCCGGAGAACCTACATATAATTTTTTGTCGCGCATACAAACAGCAGAACCAAATCTAACCGGAGCTAGAGGTCCTGAGGGATTAGTTAATGTAGTTGTTCCAGAGATTGTATTGTCACTTAAATTTAATGTAGATATCTGAACCATGCCGTTGTTAGATGCAAATCCCGGTGCTCCAACAATTATGTCTAATGTATTAGCATCGCTATCGTACACGGAGGTAGAGCAATAGCCAAATTCCGAAGTATCGGTACCACCTGTTAATGTTATAGGAATAGATATTAATTTAACTAATTGGTTAGCATCACTTCCAAACTTTTTATAAACAACTACTTCGCCGCCGGTATATCCTACTGTAGTTTTATAGTATGGAGATCCAACAATAACAAAGTTACCATCAGTGTTTGAAGAGATACTGTATCCGAACTGTTGATTACGAGTAGTTAAAACTCCAACTTCACTGTTAGTAAATGTAAATCGATCATACGCATCAATTTTTTCATAAACTGACCACTGATCGTTACCATTATTGTCAACCCAAACTTTTTCTCCAAACATATAATGTTTAAGGACTTTATTATCAGCAAGGGCATCAAGATTTTCGTGTCGGGCAGAGTTAAACTTAAAAAGTAATCCAACATTAGGAACAAAAGGCGTTGCTATTCCTGTTAGTGTTGTACGAACTTTAATTACATTATAATCAGCTACAATTGAAACTTGATACACTCCGTTGATTTCAGTTCCAAATTGACTAATAGAAATTAAATCTCCTGGATTTAAATCGTGGGGTACATCTGTTGTAATTGTTAATTCAGTTCCAGGAATTGTAAGAACAGCATCGATAACTCTAGGAGTTATTAATGTATAACGGTAAACATCCCAATCTTTATCATCACGGAAACCTAACCAAATAGTATCTCCGTCATTTAATGCTCGATTGTTAGCAATGTCAAGCAGACTAGATTTGCTAAAAGCCGTAGCCGTAATATCATCCAGGCGAACATATCCTGCTGTTGGCAAAATTGTTTCTGTTGGTAGATCATCAAGAGTTGTTGTAGAGAACGGTTTGTTATTGTAAAACTCAGGTTTAATTAACAAATCACTTTCTGTTTTATATAATAAGAAGTCAGTAGGGTTGAGAGGACGTTGACTTACAAAACTAACAATCTGAGGATTTTCTTTAAATTTTTCTTCATTTAATTCAAATTCTAAAATTTGTTCTGTAGCGTAGGCGCCGTAAGCTCCTGTTCTAAATGCCCACTCTTCGTTAAAATCAATACTAGTTTCTAAGCTAACAAGGCTTGCCTTGTCTAGTCGATTAATTGTATTACGTGTACCTTTTTCTTTTATAAATCCTTGATAAAATTTATACTGAGTAGTTTGATCAGTAAAAATATTGTCAAGATAAGTTCTTGGACTATATCCAATTAAATGTTGGCTTAGTTTTTGTTGAGCAATATCAAAGTTGTCAATATCCGTACTATAGAAATCTTCAAACTGATTAATTTTTAAATCAAAGTTTGGAAGTAAGTCAGCAACAGGTTTACTACCTAGAACTTGCCATTGTGTAAAATTAAATGTAGCAGTACCTGCTTGTGAATTAATTGCGCCGTAGTATGATCCATTGTATCGTACAATATCGCCTGCGTCATAATCAGTATACGCAGACCAGTCATTTATTTTAGCTTCATCGTAGATAAATCCAGGACTATTTAAACTTCCTGTCCACTCGGCAGTACGGAAGCCTTTTAATTTAATTCTACGTTGGCGATAGCCTGACTCAATGTCATAGATAATATCATTAAAGTAACTAGCATTATTAAGAATAATGTTGTGCTCTTTTTGTACAATATTCAATTGAGCAAAATAGATGCCGTCAAGTGTATTAACTGTCTTAATTGTAAAGACATTATCAAGACGTTGCATGCTAATTTGATTGCTTGGCATAATTGTGCCATCAGCTTTTAATATACTATATTCATAGAAACGATTTAATATATTGTCAACAACTCCATTGTCGCTCTTAAATTTAAGAGCGTTAGCAAATGGACTAATTGTAATAACACTATCAGTGTCCCATCCTTGACTAGACCAATATAAAAATTCTTTTGCCGCATAATTCCAATCAAGAATCTGTGACAAATCTTCTTGGAATTCGTCAAACACAAATCCTTGTGATGACAGCCATTCAGAGTATCCTACAATTACGTCATACACTTCTTGTATTGTTTTAAAGACCGTGCCATAAGGAACTAATGAAGTAGCTGTTTCAAAACTTCTTGGCTTGATAACACCTACTCCACCATCAACTGGCAATTTAGGTAACTGAACAAAATAATTAAGATTAAATGTAGCACCGGATGTGTGACTAGTTTTTACTCTATACCATCCATTGTTATAGAACACTACTTGGCCAGTTTGATAAAATCTTGCGCCGGTTGGAGTGATTGCGCCAACTTGAATAGGGCGATCAATTTCTTGGCCGCCAGGTTGCCATTCTACGTATGGTTCACTTTTGCCGCCCACGGTCAGCGCCGCGTCAGTTGAAGTATATACAGGATTAAAAATTGTAAAATATGGATAAGTCTTATCATATCCCTTAAGAATAAATCCATCGCCGGTGCGTTGAACAATTAATCCTGAGATACTAGCAACTTGTACAGGATTTCCTTGATTTAAAAATATCTGATAGTCTTCTGAATTTAAACTAACTCCAGGATTTGATGTGCTAGGATTAACAGAGTCAATAATAATTTCTAGTTTATCCTTAGATAAAAATCCACCAGCCTTATGTAATAGTTGTAAATTTAAAGATGACAATTCTTCTTTAAGTTGACTAATAAAACCTTTACGTTCTTGTTTTCCAACTTCTACAAGAATTGGACTGTAGCCAGCGGCTCGAACTGTTTCGCCGTCGACTACGTCACCATAGATCAATAACTGAGTTGGATTTAAAAACGTTCCAGTATCTGTATAAACATATTGGCCAGCAACAGACTTTTTCATTCGGCTTACGTCAAACATCAAGCTGAAATAATCTGCCGGTAATGTTGTCGCCAATAAGATCTGTACAGCAAACGGCCATAGACTATTTCTTCTCCAGGCAGACTCAACTGGCCCGCCATCACCAAACACCCAATTGTCAGTTGAACGAATAGGGTCAACTCCAATTGCTACATTTGCGTTATCAGGAGTTAAAAGATTTCCGGCGCTGTCAACTGGAATCATTTCTAATAGTCCAGGACGAGAGTACATGAGGTTATATGTTTCGCCGGCAGGATCAGCAATCTTACCCTCGGATAAATCTTGCCACAATAGTAAGTTGTCAGATGTGTATGGAGCAGGACCATATACTGCTTGCCACCACACTGGTTGAATAGGGAATCCTAACATCTCCCAAGGATGTGTATGTGGTCGATCGGTGTCAAAGAAATATCTATATATCCCCCTCCAGTTTCCTGGAATACGGCGATTAATTGTAAAATTCTTAGCTGTGGAATAATTATATGTTTTTGAATTATCAACATCTATGGTTTCGTTTGTCTCATAATCAAAACCATAAAAGCCGGCCCACTTTAGAAATTCTTTTTCTAAAATTCCCATTACATCCGCATATCCGTAATTGCTCTTTCTAAATACGCCAGGTAGTACTGAATTGATATCAATCAAATCAGGATTATAATTTACTTTAATGTTATTATAAACACGCTTTTCAAACTCTAAAAGAACATCGTCTCGGAAGTCTCCGTAAGCTAATGTTATGCTTCCGTCGTGTCCTTCAATAACCATTTGAGGTCCGTTAGCATACGTATCGTCAAGATACATACGTGGTTCAAATTTTGGATACAATCCTAATTTAGTCGGAGTAAACGGAACAAAACATCCCATAGTATTAGCATAATCTTTAACGGTAATTGTATCACCTTTTGTTAGGTCAATACTTAAAATTACAATAGGAAGGTACGGATCAAATGTATAATCTTTGTTATGTAAAAGTTGTGTTATTTCCCCAGTACTTACAGATGTATGATAAACTATCACTCCTCTAGAATTTAATTTGTCTAGAGAAAATTCACCGTTAGGCAACGAGTACTCGGTATTTTTAATATTAGAAACGATATAATTTCTAGTAATAACATTAACGCCATATGGAAGCATATCACTATCACTATACGGGTAATTGCCATCACGAGTTAAATTAATATTGTGTAGAACAACATCTAGCCCATCAGCAGGAGTGTATGTTTGTGTAAGACTAGAAGCATTTTTTAATAATGTCAATTTAAATTGATTATATTGTCCACTAACTTTTCTTATAGATCTAACAACATCATGTTCAGGGTCGCAGACAAAATAACTAGCAAAACTTAAAGGATTTTTATTTGTAATTAATCGTGTGCCGTATTGATTGAAATCCGAAATGTCTCGAATATTATTTTGACCAAAGAAATCTCCAACAAAATTAGGGTGACGATCAGCCGCAGACTTTGCGTGGTCGCTTAACTCGCTTAGGGTAAATTGACCGTTAGGGCCATTTAATGGATTATTTGTATATCCAATAGATGTTTCATAGTACCCAGTATCAGTAGGAGTTGCTCCGGAATAAATCTTAAAAGTTACGTTATCATTAACTAACAGAGAATTGTTAAATGTTACAAATAATCTATCGCGAGACGGCAATACTCTATAATCAGTTATGTTAAAAACTTTCTTATTATTAACAAATACTTCAATGCTAGGAGAAATAAATCCCGGATTTCTAATAGCAGTAATTTCAACATTCTTTGTTGCTTCTTCAATTACCTGGTATTGGATGATTGGAATAACATACTCTTTTGCTTCTGTCCAAACTGTAAGATATTTTTGTTCTGTATCGTTTATCTTTAAAAATCCAGAATTAGTATAGACTGTAGAATTAACCTCGTTTACTAAATTTGTAAATGAGTCAGTCATATAATAGTTGTTAAACAGATAATATCCCTGATCAGCAACGTTTCTATATTCTAAAGGAAATCCTAAAACAGGATCACTTGATCCAGCCCCTACACTATACCCAAACATCTTTGTTCCAACAAAGTCACTGTTATAATATGTAGAATCAGAAAAGCTTCTGCCTTCGCTATCAAATACGTCAAACAGAGGCGCTTGATTTAGTTTTGTTTTTTGTTGTGCTTTTACCCATGCGCCAACACCGTTAGTGATTGTATAATACCAACTTGTTCCAGCGTTAGTTGCTCCGTTAGTAACAACAACACTATCTTTTTCATATACTTGACTATCTTCAACTTCAGCAAAATGAAGTCTAAAAGTACCGTCATTATTAATAAATTCTGCTTTGTATACTTTATCTCGAACTAGTGGATCTGTGTCGGCGGCAAATATAACACGCTGACCTTGTTCAATTAAAAATTGATCAACATAATACCCAATTTGACCTTCAGCTTCACTAAATGCATCTGTAGTAACTATATCAATATGATCAACATTTAATTGCGATTGACTTCCAAAATTAGACAATTGAATATTAGGTTTAAATTCAATAATAGGACGTTTTGCTCTGTACTGTTGTGGCAACTCAACATCGGATTTATTTGCTGTTGCTGTTGCTATCAATACATCTTGATGAAACCAACGATTATATCGTGACCATGGGTTTTTATCTTTGCTTATTCTTGAAATAGTAATATATTCAGGAACAATAGGAATAGTTAAAAAATTATCAAAAGGATACTGATCAAACGGACTAGCATCAAAATCGTCATCGAGATAATCAGTATATACCTCCGGAGTTTGAAGTTCGGCAATATCAATTAATTGAATAGCAGAGCCTACCCCATCAACAATAAAATCTTTGCCGCTATATTTTTCTGGAATAACATCTCCAACAAAATGAACTTTCATTCCGTTAGTTAATACTACACCAGCATTAGTAGTATAGTTTTGTTTTCCTAAAACTTCTTTTTCAACATTAATAACGGTATCTTCTGTTAACGTCTTAACAACAATTTCTCCACCTGTTAGAATATTGTCTTCGCCAACATAATATAATTTTTTAGGTGTATCGTCAGTGACGTCAAGTATAACCTGTCCAACAGAAACGCCGTTATTAGACACAGTATCGTTATAGGCATCATCTGTGCCTTCACTGCGTTTTGTTTTGATCCAAAAATTATGTGTGCTATTAACATTAAAAATATATTTTACACCCCTGTATAATGTTAATAAAGGATTTGGTGTAAGGCCGTCTGGAGTTAATACAAAGTAAGTCTTTGTTAACGGATCGTCAGTTACACTATATGTACTTGCTGTATTTTTAGCAACGCCAACAACAGGAATACTATCTGGTCCTTGCGGTACCCAGTAATACTGATCAAAGTTTATAAACTTGTCCCAATCAATATGCGGGTCGTAACTGTAAAATTTTGGACGAAATAATCTATCCAAATTATTAACAGGAGACCCATCAAATGCCAATTGATTAATTAAGTCGTCATAGCTAAACGCTTTAGAAATTTTTTGATTTTTATCTTTAACAATTAACCCAGGCTCAAGTTGATATTTTTTTCTAAAAGGAAGAGTCTCAGGAATATAGAAATCTTTTGAAGGATTATACGTTGGAGTAATTTTACTGCCAACCCAGCCGCTGATTTTTTCAATCTTGGCTGGTTGAATAAGTTGGTCTAAAGTACCTGCTAAAAATTTTGTATTTTTATCTGTTCTAAAAACACCGGGAAGTAAATCTACACTACGACGATTGCCGCCTGGATTGTTAACGTCAACAACATTAATAATACTGTTACCCATTTATTATACCCCTGAAGCAGTTGTTACGATTGGAGTTGAAAGTCCAAGTGCGCTTGATGTTATAGCATCAATAATTTCAATATTGTCTACCGTTGCGGCATTAACAAATAGTTCGTTTGATTGGCATGACACTTCTAACAAACTTCCAAAAGAAGAATTAGATTTTGGTACAATTACAAAGTTTGTGATGTCTGGAGTTAATGAGTTCATTACGTAAGTTGAAAGTTCGCTAAAATAGAAAGGCTGGCCAAAGTCCCAATTTTCAATGGCAAAGAAATTTTGTATTGCTGTAAAAATTCTAGACTTAAGATCGTTATCGCTAACATTATAAGAGCTATTTCTAACTGCTTTAAAAGTTGCCTGTAATGATAACGGTGCTTTTGAACCAAATAAAGGTTTATACTTAATAGGTTGAAAAATAATTGTATCGCTAATTGCTTTAATTTGTTCAAGCGCAGGAGCGTAATTTTCTTCTAAGCTACTGCTAGTTGGAGGTGTTGGTTCTGTTCCAGAACTCGATATTAACCAATTTCTATAGGTAGTATCGTATGTCTTAGTCAACATAAAAATATCAATTAGGTTTGTCTTGCTAGGATCTAATCTACGATCGTCGCCACTGTTGTGCTGGTAATGGAATTTCAATCCTTTACGTCCTACAAATGCTAGATAGTTTGTTGCTAGTTCAAATGTATTTGTAACAGACGACCATTTTTTAATAACATTAACATCTGAATTATAAAAATAATATACAAGGCTAGAGTCAAATTCTGTCACAACATCTTCATTAGGATAGGCTACTACTGTATCTTCAGCAGGGTCAACAGGCATATATTTTAATCCGTCATCTGATAATTTAAAATATACAAAATGATCTTTATATCCCGTGTCTGCCGAAACAGCATCAGGCGCAACAATAGCAGTAAAACTATCAGGGTCATCTAATTGACCGTCATTTTGAGCATCGTAAAAACTAACTTTTACTTTTCTCGGATCTTGATAGCCGTCTGGTTCTACAACTAAATCATCAATTTCCCAAGATAAATCAACACCAATAGATCCGCTAACAAACTTACTATCCGGGGCATCAACAGTAACTACTGCTGTATTTTTTATAATATTTGTTCCAGAATTTAATATTAAAATATCTTTAATTCCGCCATTTTGAAGAATAGCATAAAATTCTCCGACCTTGATTCCGTTCTGTTTTAAAGATATGTTAGGAGTAGTCGAGTATCCAGACCCTGGAGTATCTATTGAGAAAGATACTACTGAGCCATTTGTATTTGTAGAGTTAACTGACACCACTGCTTGTCTATAATTTGCTGAAAGAGGAACCGGTGACTCGTTAATTCCTAGTATACTAATTTGATCTTTAATAACTCGTGAATTTACAAAGTCGTAATTTTTTTGACTCTTGTCAAAAAAGAAAGAAGTTTCTTGTTCACTTTCAAACAGATATTCTGTTTTTCTATGATACACCTTGTAGCTTTTTCCTGTCCATTCAAACGCAATTAGCCAACTAGAATCTAAATTTTGTGACGATGTGTCTGCCTGATATAACAATGAGAAGGGGCTATATAAATCTACGTCTGTTTCAGAAATAATAAACCACTGGCGTGTTTCTCTATCAAAACTTAATCCAAAGTTTCTATAAGATACACATAAGTTAACAATAGCCGTTTCTAAACTGTATGACCAAACGTTAACAAGTTTTGGAATAATATTAGTAGGAACTGCGCCAGTAGGAATTGCGTTACTTAAAATAACTGGGCCAGTTCCGTCAATTAATTTTCCGTTGCCGCCGTTTGCGCCATCACCAATTACATTAACTACTTTGGACCAAATGTATTTTGTTGCGCCAGGGATATTAGCAGAATCTAAAACGATCTTTCCGTTGTAAAAACTACGAGGGTAAGTTTTTGTAGGGTCGGCAAGGTCTTTCTTATCAGGGGCAATAAATTTAACCAACGATCCAGCTGTTACATACTGTAAACTATTTCCACTAAAATATCCTGTTTGCTGAGCTTTTTTACTAATAGTGTCTTGAAAATATCCAGTTGTTTGATTTGTGCTCTTAGTTACTAGATTCCATTCTGTTCCCAATACTGTAGCATCAGGGCGTGGCCATTCTTGATAGTAAAAATTTCGTAGTCCGTTTGATGCTACAACTGTCGCAAGGTCGCCTTTTAATACACCATAAATTTCGTTACGACTTGTAAAGGCAAATTCAATATTTTCTTGTGTATTAGTTTTGTATAAGATTCCGTCAGTACCAAAAATATTTGTACTAGAATACTTGCCGCTAACATCACTTAACTCATAGTACTTGCTAATGCCGCTTGATGTTCTGTTGATGCTTTTAACCTTAAGAATATCTGTGCCAGCACTTAATGGACTGATATTATAATCTTCAGCAGTAATCATACGATTTTGTGTATAGTATGTTTGCGGTGCTTTTAATTTAATATCAGCACTCGACTCTGCTCCACTGCTGTTGCTTACAGTATATTGTAAACTTAAAGTTAATGTTAATATATGAGTCTGACCAATTTTATTTTGATAAGGAACACTAATTTGTATGCCTCGCATTTGATCAGGTTTAATAACATAATTCAACCCGTTACTTTGACGATAAAATAAGCGGAAAGATCCTTTTGGAAGATTTCCAAAGTTGCCGTCGGCAAAGTTTAAATCAATCTGGTCGCTTTCTCTAGAAATAACCGCATAGATATTTCTGCTTGAAGAATCTAAACTATTGTAAATTACGTTATTGCCCGTTAAACTAGGAACTTTTTCCCACTTAGTTGAATATGTGCCGTTGCCGTCTACTTGCCACAACCAAACGTCATCATCGTTAATGTCGTTAACGTTGACCGCAACAATTTCATTTTCAGTAGGAGTTGTAATTTCAAAAGAACTAGCCTTTAGTGTACCTTGACGGAAGCTAACAAAGAAGCCAGTGTTTTGACTGCCGCTGCCTCTGCTGTCATTTTTAAATAAAATGTTGAACTGGCTTGCTGGGCGAGGAGTATCTTCGTAGACATAAGTTTTGCCCGAGAAGGTACTACTGACAATTTCAAAAGGCATATTTGTTCCATCAATTGCCTTGTTGAATGAAAAGACCGGAACATCAGGATTATTAGAATTAATAGTATATTGTTCTGTATTAATGCCGTCAATTACAGCACGGTCGTTAGGACGACCAAATGTAAAGTTACTGGGCATAGCAGAATTAAGAATAGAAACAAACTGCTGATACCACTCACTATTTGTACTGTCATTCCATGTAATTGTAGTTTCTGCTAGGTTAGTACCGTTAGTATCTAACACATTATCTGTTGTATTAACCGCAGAAATCTTTAAAAATCCCTTGGCGGCAACGTTTCTTTTTGGGTTATAATTGATTAATTTAGCAAGACGTAAGATGCTTTCTCGACGTTCTGCTGTTTCTAAAAAGTTCTCTCTAGCATTAAGATCAACACGGAAAGATAAGTTTTGACCTAGATAAGCAATAAGGTCAATTAGGGCAATGTACTCGCTAGAATCAATATAATCATTGAAATCTTCCGGATAATTGGCACGTAGATAATTAATCATCGTGCGGCGCAATGTTTCAAAGTCGTAGGACTTGAAATCCGCATTACGGAAAGTTTGGTACAGCTTCTTCCAGTCTTCAGCGACTAAAAGTTTTGTATTTGTTGATGGTATCATTTGCTATCTAACCCTTTGATAGCGTATTTATGGCGCAGATAAACCAGGTATATTATACAGACATGCCAACATTTTTGTCAAACGTTATCTGCATATTTTCGCTGATGTCAGTACCCTTATACTTGAGAGTTAGTTCAATTCTAAAGCCATAGTCGGCTTGTGTGATGTCTACTTGTACAGGTATTACACGGGGATCTGAAGCTAAAATACGATTTATATCTTCTGCTATTTGCTGTTTAATTGCCGGAGTAAGCGGTTCAAATAATGTATCCCATATAGTTGTACCATACGTAGGATTCATCAATCTCTCACCTTTTCTTGTGTTGAAATGGTTGAGTAAATCTTGTTTGATCAATTCATAGTCAAATAACTTTACACTGGCAGTTTTGTCGTCAACAGTACTAAACCCCTTATAAAAGTGGCTCTGCTTTACGGTGCGTTGTTCTTTACCGTCTGCTGATGTTATTTGTGTTTTTTTGTATGCCATGTTATTATTTAACCGTTATGCAGTCATGGTGCCGCCGCCCTTCTTAATTAGGGCAAGGGCAGTTCCCATGTCTTTTGGATGTTGATTGTAAGGTGAGCCTGGCAAGCTAGCCCACTCTAAATTACATTTCTTAATAGCAACTTCAAAGCGACCTGCTTTAATATCATCTAATGCCTTACGACGCTTTAATAATAAAAGACATGCTTTATCTTGATTCTCGGGACTAAAGTCTGCTAGACCCAATTGACGTTTACACTCGTCCCAAGTAGTAGTTAAGAACTGATATGCGCCAGCTGCAGTTGAAGTTAGGCCTTTTCCGTTAACTCCCGCAGTAATAGCCTTTCGAGGGTGATCAGCAAAACTATCAAACTTTTTACCAGTAAACATTGTTTTATATCCATCGGGGCCGGCTGTACCTTCACAATTACGAATCATCCATAAAAATGCTGAAATGTTATCTTGGGCAACATCCCCTGTTTTGGCAGGCGGTGTGCCACTTGTGGCAGGCGGAACTTTATATTGTGTTGTTGTTTTAGCTTCTTGACTAATAACTGGACTTGTCTTAGATGACGGTGCCGGAGTAAATGCTGGCGCAGATGAGTACTTAACTTCTTTAGTTTCTTCATTTCGTTTTACTTCTGATAGAGAATTAATTGTACCTAAGTCGGTAGCAGATTTGCTAAATTTTTCTTTGTTTAGATTTTCGTGTTGGTCCCATGGTTCAAATGTAGGAACACGTTTTAGTATACTAATTAAATCTTCTGCTTTGTAAAACTTACCATCGCTCCAGCCGTTTTCTTTATCTCTATTAGGAAGTGTAAATTGTTGTAACGGATTTACTACACTTGCTAAATCCGGAACTTCAGCTTTAGTTGAAGTTGTTGCCGCGGCTGCAGCCGGGCCATTCATATCAATAGTACCAGCAGTTTCAATGTGATGACTTGATGTAATATTTGATGATCCTTCAGTTGCCGTAACTTTCCAATCAGTGGCACTTATCTGGTTCATATCGGCATCAGTTTGTATAAACATACTGGTAGCAGATTTAATGTTTAAGTCTGCGTCAGACTGAATAAACATACTAGAATCTGACTTGATGTTAAAATTACTGTTAGATCTAAAATAACTGTTGTCACTAGATGTAACATGTAACTCTCCGGCGGTACTCATTGTTATGTTATCGGTTACGTTTATGTCAAGTGTACTGCCAACTGTAATAGCACCTTTATCTGTAACATTTAGATAGTATCCGCCTTTGACATCTTGATGAAAGTCGCCACCGGCAAAAAAGTTAATATTTCTCTGAGCTTCAATGTTTACATCACGCTCTGCTCTAAAATTAAAATCTGCTTCTGTGTGTATACTAACACTGTCATTAGCATACATATCAATTTTGCCATCACTTGATAATTCAATCCAAGCAGTTCCTCTACTATTAGCAATATAAACTAAATCTTGACTATTATGTAAAAGTATCTGATGGCCAGTGCGTGTTCTAATACGGACTAATTCATTCTCGCCCTTTTCATCTCCGTCGTCCATTACAAATGTTGTACCGCCTAGTCGACTTATAGGAGTTTGTGTTCCTTCTGTATTAGGTAGTGTAACTTTTTTACCCCTTAGATCTAACGGGCCGGGTGTGCTAATACCAAACACTCCGCTGGGAATTTCTCTACGTGCGCTACTAGAAGTAACTCCTCGAACAGTATCTAATAACAATCCTTGAGCTAACAATCTGTCAGCAAAAGGATGGATTGGTTTGTTGTAAGTGTTTACGTTAGGATTATCAGGTGTTCTAGATTTTTTATGGAATTCGCCAGTAGGCAAATTCTTTGTACCATATTTCTTTTCTTGTTCGGGAGTTATTTCAACGTTTTGTGTAGATGCAAGACCCGGTGTCATAAAATTTTGATAACGATCTTGTACACACCCAAACCAATAACCTTGATTAGGATCTCCGTCAAGAAAGATAACCATAACAGTACTTCCAATATCAGGCGGTACCATCCAGAATCCGTAACTCTTTTGTACATCATTGAAGCTGGCCGAATTTGTACCTTCGTATCGAACTGAAGTATTTCCAGCAAAAGGACTTAGATAGTTTACAACATGAGTTTGATCTGTTTGATTAAAAGATGCTCCTGTTTTTTTAAGCAATGCAACTTCTAACGCACCCATATAACTAGGGTCTAAGTGGTTTGTAATAATCGCAAGAAACGGGCCAGGTGATGGTAATTCTGAACTTGCTGATCCTCTTGTTAACTCTGCCATTTTTAAGTTTCGCCTTGATTATTATTTGATGCTACTAGTCTATCTAGCGGGCTTTGAACTTTTGACGCCATGCTTCCAAATTTAGATGTAACTGATTTTCCTAAATCAGAAACCGATCCTACACTTAATCCTGCGATAGGATTGCCGCCTGTTAAACTTGTTAAACTACTTAACTCCGATTCAACTGATCCAACGGATAACCCGGTAGCACTTGCCATCATTGATTTAGCAGATCCTAATTTACCCGCTAAGGCAGTGGCATTTAAAGAATTTAGTGACGGTAACCCTTCTGGAGATAAGTTAATATCAGATGCCGATAAACTTGTAAGGCCACCTGCAATTCTGGCAGAATTAATTTTACTTAACGCATCTGGAGATATCTTTTTAATGTCAGGTATTTCTGGGGCTGCGGCTACTAGCTCTTTAGCAGTAGCAGGAATATTTTTTAAACTATCTGCTGATAAGTTAGCAAGCGATACACCCGACTTTGTTACCGCATCTAGATCTACGTCAGATGGGATATCTTTTGCTAGGTCGCCTAATTGACTAGCGGCTTTGCTTTGTAACTTTCCGCCTAGTCCGGCAAGCTGAGAAGGATTTACACCTAGGTTTTGTGCCAACGCTGTTGGATCAGTTGGCAGTCCTCCGGCTAACCCTTTTACTTTATCACCTATACCACTTACAAGTCCGGCTGCTGACCCGCCTATTGATTTTACAGCAGATAACGCAGATGATCCTGCGTTAGAAGCCAGTGACGTTAGATTAGAAATGTTTCCAGATGCGGCTCCTGCAACATCTGAACTCAGTGTTGCGTTTGTTAATTGCGATGCGCTAGCAGACGCTTGATCAGCAACATTAGTTGTTAAGTCAGTTGCGGCAGATTTAGAATTCAATGCACTACCTGCTATTTTTCCTGCTGATCCTAATAACGCCGCAGTACCTAATCCAACGTTAGCAACACCATTTAGTGTGCCTGCGCTGGCTCTAACAGCATTAGATATCCCATAAAAATTAATATTGCCGCCGGGCAACCCTACTTGTTTAGCAATCCCTGACAAATCGCCTGCTATGTTGCTTGCTCCGGCAACTGCTCCTAACAATGTACTGCCACCTGTTTTAAGAGCACCAGCAAAGTCGCTTAAATTTCCAGGAAGACCAATACTAGGTAATCCTCTTGACAGTAGTTTTGTAACATCAAATGTACTTGGACGAACTCCCGCTCTGTCAACTGTAGCAGGAGCAGAATCGGCAACAACTTGTGCGCCAGTCTTTGGCTTGGTAATTAACTCAACTGGCTCTTCTGGTTTAATTCCGTCGTCTGTTATTTGTCCAGGAATACGAATTAAACTTAAACTTTGTTTAAACTGACCTTCTTTAAAATTAGATTTTACAGTTGTTACTTGATAAATGCCACCATACGATACAAAGTTTTTACTAAACGAAACTAGCCCGGTTTCCGGATCAATGTCATTTGGATTTCTAAAGTTAACCCTAATTAATACCTGTCCGGCTTGGTGATCGGCTGTACCGTCTGTAGTCAATCCTTCTTCGGCCTTTGTCGGCAACTGATTTCCAATTCCGCCCATTACAAGATAAAACGGATCTCCAACTATTTCCATTTCAGCAGTTGCTTGATCAACACTTTCTAAAATTGCGTTATGGGCAAATTCAGCAAACTTATAATAAGGATCTGTGCGAGGAGCTCCTGCTCTTCCTCCTTTAGTTTGATCTTGGTCAGATGGTCTTGAATACACAGACGGCAATGTACTTTTACTATTATCTTTTGTATCGCTAGCAGTAACAGTAACTTTAGATGTTCCGTTTGGTCCCATAGCGTTTGCTTGTTCAAGACTACTTTCGTTACCTGCTTTAGGAGGCATTGCTTGAAAATATAAACTGTTAAATTGTAATCTAAAAGTTAAAATATCTAAATTCTTACCTGTATAGATATAATTGTACACCCGCTTAACAATAGGCATTAAATCTTCAGGATCGTGGGCAACTCCTTTTTGTAAAGGAAGTTTTGTAAAATGAACCTTGTGAGGAATTATAACATATTGATAAGTGTTTAATGGAAGTCCAGTAATATCATCAAGTTCAGATTTAGGAATAACATTAATCTGTATTAAAAAATAATCAATCATTCCGTGTTGATCTTTTGCGGCGCCAATATCTTTCATAATATTTTCAAGATATAAACTGTCTCGAATTACTGCGGTAACAATTTCACTAATCTTAGATCCTTGACTAAACTGTATAACTCCACCTTGCGGCTCATATTTTAATCCTTGACTTTGTGGCGTCGGAGCAGTTTGCTCAGACGTAGAATCTGTAGCATTAGCTTGAGCATCTGCCGCTTTGGATTCTCCTGGCTTACCTTTCTTTTCAAGAGGCACCATTTTTAAAACAGCATTATTTGTTAAGTACGGAGCCATTTTAGCTTTTGATAAAACGTTGTCTGCTGTCTTTGATAATTCTAATTTTGCTCCGTCGGCTGCTGAGTCAGGAAAAACAAT